GAAGTGTCGCCAATCGTGGTCACATACATTTTTACGATCGTGCCATTGGTGATGCTGGCAGGCACCGCAGAGAACACGTTTGTTTTCCAGCCGGACGGAATCGTGAGTGTCCGATCCGCACCACCAGCCCACAGCCAGCGAACGTGGGTCTTTTCAAAGCCGGCGACGCCGTTGGTTGCGTGCAGGAATGTCACCGCCGCATTCAGGATGTTGGTGGACGCCGCCAAGTCCATGTTGATGACGTTCGTTGAAACGCCTGCCGCCACATACACGCTCAGATTGTTAGTGACCGTGCGCAGCATGTTCGTGGTGAGTGCCGACCAGTTGGCGAGGTTGGCACTGTAAGCCTGAATATCGGTCCCGATGGCGAGGCCCAACGCCGTCCTTGCATCGCTGGCCGTGGTGCTGCCCGTGCCGCCCTTGTTCACCGCCACCGCCGTTCCTTCCCATGTGCCGCTGCTGATGGTGCCCAGCGTGGTGATGTTGGCTGTTCCCGCCCACGTCGAGAGCGCGGTGTTCTCCACGTTGTTCAGGGAGAGGCTTGACTTGAACGCCGCATAATCAGCGGAACCAAGCAACGTCTGCACGTTGGCGGACGGTGTAATCCCCGCGTAGGTGGTCAAATCAGCATCATACGCCTGCACATCGGTCCCTGGCACCAGTGAGAGCAACGTCCGCATGGCCGAATAGTTGGCCGCACCTAAAAGGCTTTGGACGTTGGCCGATGGCGTGATTCCTGCATAGGTGGTCAGGTCGGCATCCAGCGGTTGATATGTCGCGCTGAGATCGGGGATGTCCGCAGACACCAAGGCGCGGAACGTGGGCGCAGCCGCGCCACCACTGGTCGGCCCTGCAAAGATGGTGTTGGAGGTCTGATTGGCAAGACTTAGCGCCAGCGTGCCGCTGCCTGTGATGGGCGAACCCGCCACGCTCAGGAATGATGGCGCGGTTAATGCCACGGATGTAACGGTGCCACCGGATGCACTCGCGGCAATCTCCACCGTCGTGGCATTGCTGGTCAATGTGATGCCCGTTCCGGCGAGCAGGGAGCGGAACCGCAGATCAACGCCGCTTTTGCTATCATACAACCCCTGCACGGTCGCGCCGTTGGTGCCGAGGTTGCTGGCTGTGTTCGCCTCGCCGATGCCGCCTGCAAACGTCGTCCAGCTTCCGGCCTCGTATCGCTCAAATCGCGTGTTGCTGGTGTTGTAAATCAACATGCCGTTGGTGCCGCTCAGTGCGTCGCGCTGCGTGGTCGTCAGGCTTGGCACGGTCAACGGCGCGTTGGTGCCCCACGCCAGATGACCCATGACGGTCAGGTTGGTCGGGTATTTGATGACGCCGTTGGTGGACACCATCAAAGGCACCTGTGTAATGCTCGCACCGAATGCGGCGCAGGCGGTCAAAAAGTAAATGGCAAAGGCTCTCATGATGCTTCTCCGGTTTGGTCAACGGTGAGGATGACGGACGCGCCCAATGTGTCGCACATCAGATTGTGCCACTCGCCGCTCGTCTCGTTCTTGATTTGCAACCGCCCGTTCTGATTGCGGAAATACGTCCCGGCGTAGGTATAAACGAGGTCGGACGTAATCAGATCCTCGATGGTGTGTGTTCCGCTCGACGGCACCGCAATGGTGAATTGTTTGGTGCGGAAGATATAAACGTCATAGTTGGCGGCCTCCAGCGTCAGGCTGATGTCGCCGCTTGAGTCCGTCGTCACCTTGACGCGCGGTTTTGTCTGGTATCGCTGGTCATCCTCCGGCAGTCCTGTGACGATAATCCCACCGTTCTGCGCCACGGGCGGCTCGACCATGACGAACTCGACCACCTCGGAGGCAATCGCCGTTCCGTTTCCGGCCTTGAATGTTGCTGTCACCGTCGCGCTCATAGCTGTTCCTCCAGTTCAATCTTTACATTCCATTTATACTCGCCGTCGTAGCTCTCCACCTTGCGTCCGGTGAGCGACTTGAATTTTACGTAAAGGTATTCGCCAGTGGGCACACTGGTGGCGTCACTTGTGTTGAGCTTCACGAAAAACGGCGTGTGTGTGCCCACCTGTGCAGCGATGGATTCCAACGAGTCTGCGGACGCTTGGGAAATGGCTGACGCGGTGCCGCTGAATGTGCGGAACTGTTCTCGGACATCGCTCCACGTCTGACCGCCAATGCTGCGATAATTGACGCTCAAATCCCTGCGCCCCTGGTCGAAGTCGCCCCAATCGAAGTCCTCCACAATGTCCGTGTAGGTGCCAAGGAAAAGTCTGCCCACGTTGCGGATTTCGGATGAAGCGGACTTGGTAAAGTAGAACTGCCAATAACGAAAGCCAGTTGCGGCAAAGATGTTGGACATTACGCCTGATGCGTATGTCATCGGGTTGTCCCCAACGGCTGAATATATGATGTTGTTTGCGCTGCCGTTCAGCTTGATGTTGCTGTCTGAATTCGTCAGGTCATGTCCAGCGACAAGGAATGATGTCGGGCTCTTTGAACTTCCAAGGTCAAAGATGACGTTCTCGTTCGTGTTGCTTCCAGTGGTGCGCCATGTCTTCGCAATGTGCTCCTGCACCACGTTGGTGGCTGGCAACGCGGATTGCTCGGAACTCGCGGTGATGGCAACGCCGTCAACATCGAGCAGGTTGGTGTGGAAAAATCTCATGCTCATGCCACGGCCCCCGCATGGATGGTCAGCCTGCCATCGCGCGACATTCGACCAAGGCCGCGCCCAAGGATTTCGCCGTCCAACAGAATCTCAATCATCGTCGGCCCCTGCTCGGCGGTGCCGCGCCCATTGATGAAGTCCGTCAAGTCGGTGTTCTGCCTTGGCGACAACACACGCTCGCCGCGGTTCAGCAGATACGTTGCCTCGTTGGGCACGTATTCCATGCCGCCGTGCGCAACGCCGCCCATGTTGGTGGACTTGATGGCGGCCACATTGGCAAGACCTGCGGTGACTGCCGCCGCGCTGGCCGCCGCTGCAAGGGCAGGACCGACCACGGGGATTCCCGCCATGGCTTTGTATGCCGCCACGGCGGAAGCGTAAGTGTTCACCAATGCCTGCCCGATGGCTGCGGCCTTGAACACGGCGGATTGCTTGCCTGCGGTGACAGCCGCCCCGGTGGCGATGAGACCGAAGAATTGACCGATGGCGGCAAGCTGCTGTTGGCGCACCTGTGCGGTGGTGGATGCCACGCGCCGTTCGCTTTCAATGCGGATTTGTGCAAGCCGGTCTTGATGCGCAGCCTCGGCTTCTTCCCTCAGGACGCGCGCTTCTTCCTCAGCAATGGCAAGGGCGTTGATGCTTTCGAGTTGCGCGGTGAAGCGTTGTTTCTCGGACTCAATCTCGCGTTCCACTCCGGTGAGGTGGTCGAGACGGAACTGGTTCCTGAGTGCCTGCACGCTCAACAGCGTGTTGCGCTCCTGCTCCAGCTTGCGCTCGTTCCGTGCGGCTTCATCGGCCTCGGCCTTCTCCACCGCTGCCTGCAATTCGGCGACGTTCTGCCGTGCCAGTTCCGCGCGCTTCTCGGCATACAGTGCGGCGAGTTGGAACAAGGCAACCTGCTTTTGTTCCTCGTCAGCCACCTCCTGCAAAATCTGGTCCTGCCGCTCGCGTTCCTCGATCTCCAGCAGTTCCATTTTAGTGGCACCGAGGCGCTGATATTCTGCACTGACGGCATCCACGAGGCGCGAGGCACTTTCCTTCGCCTCCTCCGGATCCCCAATGATGGGCGAGAACGCCGACGCATTGCCGCCGTCAACCGTCGGCAAGGTGACGTTGGCCGCCATGATGGGCTGCGTGAAATTGGACGCCAGGTCTGCCCAGTCCTTTTTCATGCCATCGGCAAACTGCGCGAAGATGTCGCGCGCCTCGCGCACGTTGCCCTTGAAAAACTCAGTCCACCCCGCTGCCAGTGTGCCAAGTCCGCGCCCTACAAGGTCAAAAGTATCCTTGACCGCACCGCCGACGCGCACCATGGCCACCAGCAAATCCACAATACTCTGGCCGATGGCCATGAACACGCCGCCCTGCTTGGCAGCCTCCAAAAGCTGCTGTGCCAGCGAAAGCAACACGGGCAAAACCTTCTGTCCCACCTGCAACACCATGCCGGTGAACAACGCCTGCAATCGTGACAATGTGTCGTTGAATTCCTCGGCGTTGCGTGCCGCGCCGGATTCGATCTCAAGCCCCAGTGCGCGCGCCTCGTCCTGCATGGCGCGGATACCATTGCGCCCGTTGTTAAGCATGGGAATCATGTCGAGCCCAGCCTTTCCGAACAGCTTCACCGCAAGCGCGCTTTTCTCGGTGCTGTTCTCCATGGCGGCGAACTTGTCCGCCACATCCTCCAGCATGGCCGATGTGTCGCGCAGCGTGCCGTCAGCATTGCGGAAAGACACGCCCAATGCATTGAACACATCCACGCTTTCCTTGCTCCCGCGCGCGGCGTTAAACGCATTATCCGCGAGCGTCTTGAACGACATCCGAAGTCCGTCCATTGTGACACCGGAAAGTCCAGCCGCGTGTTCCAAGGTGCTGAGGTATTCCGTGGTGGTGTTGAGCTTCTGTGCGAGCTTGCTTGCCTCGTCGGCGGCGTTGATCTGGCCCTTGACCATGACGGCAAAGGCACTCGCTGCCGCCGTGGCTGCCGCGGCCAGTGGTGCTTTCAACTTGTCCGCCGCTTTGCCGAGGTCGTCCAACGTGCGGATGGGCGCGGTCAATGCACTGGTGGCATTGTCCACGCCCTGCAACACGATTTTGACGATGTTAGCCATGTGTTTTTGCGAGTCGCGCGTCTTCCTTCACGCCCTCAGTGAAGACCGCGCAATCAATCGCCCAGTCATCGACACCGCGCCGGACGATCTGTGAGGGCAGCGCACCGTAACGGCGCGCCACGCGGTCAACTGCGAGCAGCAGCTTGCGGTTCGTCAGGAAACGGTGACGCCGCTACAGCGGCCCCCTGTCCAAATCCTGAGAGTTCACAGACGGCATTGACGATGGCCAGCGCGTCGTTGGTTTCCACCTCGTCCACGCTGATTTCATCGTCGCCAATCTCGTGGAAAGGCTTGTCCACGATGACCACTTTGCCGCCCTCTTTGGTGAGGATGGGCGAGCAGCAGTTTGCCAGTGCCAGCCGCGCCAGCTTGGTGCCGAAGTCGATTTGCGCCGTGGTCTGTTCGCCCTTGGCATCAACCGCCACAAGGGAAGTCGGCATGTCGCCGAGGCTACGGAGATCAAACATGCTGAACTTGCGCACGCGACACACCGCGCCGGACGGCAATTCGATTTGCTTGCGGGTCTGCATTATTCGCTGGAGGCGCTGTTCACGAGGTCAACGGTGATCTCGTCGCCCTCTGCTGCGCTCAGATAAGCGGTGAATGGAAGCTCCAACTTGATGGGACCGCTGCTGGTCACTTCAGGGTCGGTGCCTTCAAACTCCACCACGGGCAGGTCGATGGTCAGAACGTCCGTGCCGCTCGTCCATTCAAAGTTCAGGTTGGCGTCGGTCAGGTTGGTGAACAACTGCAACTCGGTGATGGATTCAAATTCCTTCACGATCTTGCCACTGATCTTGCGCTTGTCGCCACGCCCAAAGCCCTTGCGGAGTGTGCTGCCGAGCTTGTAACGGTCGGCGGCGAGGTTGTTCTCGATGCTCAGCTCAATCTCTTCCACGTCGATGGGGGAACCGTCGAGGTCAACCACGAGTTCATCCCACGCGATGCCGTCAAAGGTCGGGAACGTGGGCGTGGGTGTGGCGATGAATTCGCGGTCGCGTCCAAGGAAATCCACCGTCATCATCAGGAAGTCGTCTGCGGACTGCTTCAATGTCAGCTTGTTGATCTGGCAGCCGAGGTATCGAAAGCAGGACGTGCCGCCAATGCCTGCCGCGTCGCGGTTGCTGATGACGCTCAATCCTGTGGGCAATGCCTGCGCGCATGTGAATGCGTGCGTGTATGGTCCCGCGCCACTGGTGTTGAGTGTGCCAAGGGCGTGCTTGAAAAAGCGCCCGTAGCCTTCCCAACCAAGCTGGAATTCCAGCGAGCCCTCGACGTTGCTCTTGCTCTTGACGCGCCGATCATGACTCACGCCGCGCAGCGATGGCTTTGGCAGCATGGTCTGCGACTTCTTGATCGTGTCGCTGTTGACCTCGATGAATTTCGACGCGGCAACGCCAGTCCCGAAGGTGGATTCTTCGCCGGTGCCGACCCAGTGTGTGTAGCCAAATCCTACTGCCATAATTACTCCTGCTCGTTGGTGGTTTCAGTTGAACGCAAAGCCTGCGGCCCATCCCAGTCGCACGGGTTGTTCCGCATCAAATCACGCGCGATGGACTCCGGCACGCTCACCGGCGCGCCACGTTTAAACTTGCCGACGCCATGGATGACGCCGCCGCTCAGTCCGCCCGTGTATGTAATCTCGATTCTCATGAAGGTTCAGTATCCAGTGCTAGACCGCCCCACGTCACATCCACGCCAATGGCCTTGAAGATATCGGCCACCGCTTTCCGCACGTAGGCACCACCGGCAACCGTGGACCCGGCCTGATAGACGAACGCTTGAATCTTCAAGCGGTGTTCGTGGATACGGTTCAATCGCCGCGCGTTGTCCTCGTCCGTGTCCCAGATGTTGAGCGCGGGGCATTCCGATTCGACGGGCTCCGTGGTCCGCCCCAAAAAGACGCGCGTTCCAAGGTCGGTCTGATAACCTCCCGCCGTGCTGATGTCTTTGAACCGCGTCACAATGGCATCGACAATCTGCTGGCGCAGCGTGCCCAAGTCCCATGCGTCCGTGCGATAGACCACCGTGAACTCGACGCGCACCACGCCGGTCAGCTTTCCGCTGTCCTGGTCGAGTTGATACGTGTTCATTGTGGCTCTGGAGTGGCATCGCGGCTCAGTTTGAGTGTCACCAGTTGGTCGCTGCGCATCACGCGGCTGATGTAGTGCGTGACACCGTTGCGGCGGATTGTGTCGCCCTCGGTGCTGACGGTGGATGCATCCACGTCGTCATGGCTCACGATGCAGGCGGGGCTGGTCGTCTGCACAAAGGCACCGTCAATCAACTCCTGCTCGACATAGTAGTCATCCCACACGCACTTGACCCGCACACCAGAACCACCTGATGGCGTGTAAGTCACCGTCTCGCCGAACTCTTTCAAGGTCAGCTTGTCAAGGTCGGCGATGGCGGTTGCAAAACTCATCAACAAAAAGAGCCAGCCAGCTTGCACCGGCTGGCCCTTATGGGGTGTCAGTCAAGGTCAGGCGGAACCTTTGATCAAACCGTTGGCGACCAGTGCCGCGCGCAGTTCGTTCACGAGGGTCACGATGGCGTCAGCCTGTGCCGCCGTGGCGAA